GCACTGCTGTGCATCTCCCCGATGGATACCAACAACCTTTACGGTCGAAGGTATACATCCTTGGAGATCACTTAGATCTCCTCACACTGGGCACAATGTCCCAGTTCCCCCACAGCCTAGACTGCAGAGGCCCACCTGCGCTTTAGGTGAACGGCGTCAGGACGTCCAGAACGTTCCAGATGTTTCACGTCGTAGAAGGGTTCCCTTCCTTGCTTGAGAAACACCTTGAGCAGGGCATCAGAGCCCTCCAGATGTGAATCCGGAGGTACTGACCTCTCCACCCACCCCTTGACTAAGGGTGAGTGAAGAGTCGGGTGTATTCTTTGGGTTTCGAAGCCCAAGAATGACCACCGGCCGAGCACAGGAGAAGTTGGCAATACCATTGGAAACTCAATGAGTTTCTCAATAACATTGTCAAGCTTCTTTACAGTACGCCAGTAACCAGACATGTAAAGCTGGTTACGAAGGGATACTGTAGAGATAAACTTCTCCGGATCGTCCCTCCGATGGGAAGGAACAAGCCTACGTACACGAGTGATTGAAACATCCTCGCCATCGTAGTATTCCTTTCCGCAAGACTCTCTGAACTTACCAGTCCAGAAAGACTTGCTAGCATTGACCTTGAATCCAAAAGACTCAAGTTCAGCTACAACGGAAGTGACAAAGTCTACCGGAACGATGATATCGTCCCCGTAGACTCGCACCTGGCCCTTGAAGGATGCAATATCCTTCTTGGACAAGGGTCGATTGAGCTGTCGCTGAATCCCAATAAAGATGATGGTCGTAAAGATCATCGATTCTATTGGGAAAGTTACAGCTGAACCCATCGACGCGAACTTGGCTAGGGTATGAATACCATAACCAGGTACATCTGCCTTCGTGCTACGACAAGCTTGGATTCCCTTAGTTAAATGAGGGAACCTCGACGTCATTAGCATTACATGCAGATTCGAGACCCTGTCGCTTGCTTCTCTTAAATCAAGAGTCGCCAAGGATCCTCCATGCTCAGCATGGATGGACGCTTGTCTTGCCAAGATTTGATTATGTTCTTGGCAGTTGAAATCGACAAAACACGAGACTGATTTATCAGCCTCGACGTGTTTCGTAATCGAAGCCAGCAAACCTTGCTGCACGTATTGCATGCAGGTTGGCTCACGGGCAATGATACGAGGCGTCTTGAGCGTCTTAGGTACAGTAATGACCTCAACGGGTCGTTCCTGACCGGGTTCGAGGAGGTTAACACGGTCGGCGTCGTAATGACGCCAGCTTGGAAAAAGATACTCCCCTGACGGGAAGTACTCTTCCAGTCTGGTTGTCCATTCAGACTGAGAAAACTTATTGTTTCCAATAAGTTTATCAGCTGTGGTGCCAGGACCATGCTTTGGGAGAATTCTGGAATAGTAGACGTCTTCGTCCACATTCTGAAGAACTTGCCCCCAAAGCAACAGTGACATACGTACAAGGTCGGATCGTTGATCCATTCCGAGTCGTAAATCGCTGTCCAAAACCTCCTTCTCACACTGGATATATCCATCGATTGCCGCCTTAATTCGTTTAGGGGTGCATGGTAATGCAACCTTGCCACACATCAGAGTTATCTGGCGTATGGCACGAATGGCGTCAATAGAAGGATCATCCAGCAATCGACCTTCCTGCGAATCGAAAATGAGACCGAGGAAACCTGACAGAAATGCCGGGAAACCTCCTCTTCGACTCCTTTTGGAAAAGGACTTGAAGAGTTGAGCGTCTACATACCCCTGGTCAAGACTTTTCTCAAAGTCTTTTCCATAGGTAGGTAAGGTGATAGTGAGAAAACTATCACCCTCATTCGCAACCCGCTCCGTGACGGTTTTGATATCACGGATGGTGCTAATGCCACACCATATCCCGGATTCTTCCAGGATATCCAGCACGAGACTCATCAGGCTTTTCATGGTTCCTCCTTAAGAGGTAGCCATCCTTAGCCATAGAGTCTTAACCGACTCCCGCTCCTCAGCGGGTTAATGTTCATAATATGAACACCAGTCGAAATGACTTCAGGTCAGAGAGGGACTAGTCAAAGTCCTTTACTGGGTTTGTCCCAGTCTCTCCAGCCTGTGTAGAGGAGAAGGAAAAGAGCAAAGACTTCAAAACCTAGTACAAAAAGTACCGTGGCCAAGATGTCTTTGCTCGTCGTGCAAGAGAAACCAGCTAATAGCTGGTCCATCTTTTACGACTCCCCACCCAGAAGTTGGGTGACCTTTGCACCCGAAGAAGCAGTGAGATAGGCGGTTAGACCGTCTACGACCTGCTTTGCTTCTGCAACCGTAAATCCGGTGACAGGAACATCCACAACGATGTATGTACTCATCGAAAACTGGATGTTCTGCGCCGAGATCAATGGGTTCGGAGCGATCTTCGAGAAGTCCAACCTGAGAACGTGCCGATTCCGCTTTCCATAGGAATGTGAAATCGACTCTTTCAGAGTGGCATCATTGGACTGAAAAGTCCCACTGCTGACACCCTGACCAGTTCGCGGAAGCGAAATGGCCACAGAGTTGATGGTAACTGACTGTGGGTCGGAAAAACCCATGGCAAATCTCCTTACTGGTTTAAGCACTTAAGGATTAGTCACCCTAAAATGCTTGACTAGCATGTGCCTCAGTTATACAGTCTACTTTCCAATGTAGCTGCACCTGAGCCGCATGCGGTACGATAAGCCATCTGGACTTATCGACCGATGTCGCTTCGGCTAATACCTAATGCGACAAGGATGGCCCACTGCCTAGGCGTAAAAGCCCCAGGCTGTAGGCCGAAACCCCATGGAGTTGCGCGACGCCGGATCTTCGATTCAGAACCGAAGACCTGGGTAATCGTCCCGGGAGTACCGCTGACAAAGCGGATACCATCGAGAGTGTAGGTATTCTGTACCACAGTGTGGCACATGACATACCCACGTCGCATAACTAGCCCGTCTCTCATGAAATTCGACGCATTGGCGACAATGTCACCAATGTTCAAAAACCAGTCGGCGAGCCAGGTCCAAGGTGTAAGATTCCAGAGTACCTCAGGCGTTAAAACGTTGAGGCCTAGCAGATGTTCAGCTAGTGAAGCTGTTCGCTCTAATTGAGACTCTTGATCGGGTCCCAATGGAACGAAGTAGCTAAATACTCCTTCAAACCAGTAGTCGGTCGTTGACCGAACTTCTAGTTTTCTTACTCCTTGTGATCCAGAACCAGTACCCGTATACAAATACGAGGTCAGAGGCGGTAAAACCGTCTGCGTCCCTTCGGACGTACTGGTGACCTGGACCTGGGTTGGAAACGTGCGAGATCTGGCAATTGGTTTGCCAGAGTCTCTCAGATATTGGTCTACCAATTTCTTGGATTTGACCACTATCTGTGCCAGATTGGTTAGATCGCTTATTAGCGGTTTCCAACCAAACTCGTAATTCAGGTATTCCTCACTTAATGATTTAAACGAGGCACCTTTATGACGCAGGATTGAACCAAACATGTGCGGCAAGCCGTCACGGTAAAGTTCACCCAGGGCATTTGATAGAGACATCGCTGGATTCGTTGGCGCAGTACTAGCAATTGCAGCCGACCCGTATGAAAGCAGATTTAATCTCTGCACTTCATAATCGGGTAACACCGGCCACAATGGACTAGTTTGCGTTACTCCGTAACTCTTTGAAAAGAGAGGACCGGAGTAGAAATTTGTCACATTACCAACCGACTTACTGGTCGCACCCCATTCTTTAAGGGTTTGATCATAGGTCGTTTTGGTTGTGAAGAAATCTCCACCGATATCCAAATTCTGAAGGAGACGTCTGTTCCTTCCCGTTGCAACATAAGATCCGTCAGGATTCTTATCTGCAAGGAGTTGGCGCACCGT